CTCGGCTATTGCGAGCACCAGGTCTTCCTGGAAAGGAAGTACGGGCCGCGCACTACCGCCACGCAGGAGATTCGCCGCCGTGAAGGCAACGAGGCGCACCAGCGCTTTCACATGGACGCACTGTCGGCGGGCGACCCTGGAGATTTCGCCCAAGGCAGGAAGTGGTGCTTCGCGGCGACCATGGCTTTCGGCAGCGACGCGCCCGAGACCCGACGGCTGCGGACTTTCCGCGACCAGGTACTTCGTCGCAGCGTCTTCGGCCGCCGGCTGATTGCACTTTATTACCGTGCCGCGCCCGCGCTTTGCCGGCGTGTTGCGCAAGTCGAACTTGGGACCCTGATAGAGCCTGACTAGCTATTATAGCTTAGTTTTGTGACATCTCGGTCTGATGGATTTTAGAAATCCAGGTTTGTGCCTTCACAGTCCCACAGAAGATAATGCAGTTCGGAGCCGTCATTAAAGGTGAAATAATCCTTTAAATCTGCTCCTTATTGCCTCTTGCTTTTGCCAATGTGATAAAATACACTAAATAACTTTACTATGAAATATAATTATAATAATAATTTCAAAGCAAAGGGGTTTCGATCTAAACCTTCTTTTAAAACTAAAGTAAGAAAGTCTAAAACTTTAGATGATCACAGTAGACAACTGTTTAACATCCAAGTACGCCACTTGTTAAAATGGCTGATCGAAACATTTGGTATATCTACCTCTGTCTGGAAACCCTCTTGCAGGTATATGTGGTTCATTCAACACATTTATTTGCATAAAGGCTTAAAGACTACCATATCACGAATTAAGGATGATCGTCTAAAAGTACTTCAATATTTGTCAGGTTCACATGACCTTTCATCTACTGGAGTTACTCATGATGGCATTCCTAAGAAGTTATATGGTCTTATTCCATATATTCGTGCATTTAAAGCTGATGGATCTTGTATTAATGAGATCCGCTTTATTATGACACTTTTATATAGTTTAAGAAGGTTTCACCTTCCCCTTCAACCTGATATTGAGAATATTAGTTCCCAATCTAAGGCTGGATATTATGAATGGATATTTAAATATATACCCGGTTTCTTGAAAGCTGTATGTTCTAGGCTTCCTCGTAAACTTAAAAATGGTTATACTTTAAAGTTTCCTTCATGGGAAGGGTATCATCTTACGACAAAAGGAAGTCCCTCCGGAAGTCAAGCATTGGTTAGTTGTCTTCAAGATTTAGTGAATATTCCTGAATCTTTAACTAACTCAATTGCTGATTTCGGAGGTCCTCTGCTTTCTGAGAAGATGGCACTTTGTCGTCATCATCTTTCAGAGTTGTCTGTATTGATGGATCAACCTTTATCATTAAATAAAAAATGTTTTAGGAAGATCACAGCAATACCTGACTCTGAAGGTAAGACTCGTTTGATTGCAATAGGAGACTATTTCAGTCAAACTTGTCTGAAGCCTTTACATAAATATTTAAACAAAGTATTAGCTTCAATTCCCCAGGACCAAACCTTTAACCAAGGTCATGGTCTGGTTAATTTACCTTTTAGCTCTGAAA